GGCCTCGCACTTAAAGCCGCTTGCCGTGATTACGACCCAGTCAGCCGATACAGCTACGTCGCCGTCATCGTCGCCACCGCCACCAACGCTCCCAGCAGACTTCCACATGCCGGGCTCGACGTACTCCCAGATGCGACCGTGCTCAAAGTGGGTCGTGCCAAAAGCTGGATTCTGCGGGAAATAAACCTCTCTAAGACTGCTCATTAGGAGGGCCTCACATCGCCGGTCAGGCCAGTGATCTTCAGCATGAGAAGGTCACCGTACTTGTGGTTGGCTTCGTAGACATACATGTTGGGCTGCCACTCCCACATGAGCCGCATATATCTCTTTTCGTCGTGCTCGATATAGTCAATCTCCTTGGCAAATAATAGTTTGCCGTCGGAGTTAAACACCTCAAGATAGGCGCCCTCTTTCCACTCAAGACCCTCGGTGAACTCGTTACCAAATCGCGTCGCAACCACAAGGCCCATCGTGTAGTTATCAAGCGCGTTGCGAGTGTTGCCGTAGTAGTCAATGCCGATAAAGTGGTCCGTGGCCAACTGGTCGATTGACTCACCCCACATCCCCTTGCCCATCATGGTGTGGGTGACAGTCGATGCCGCAGCAGTCACGCCCGGCGTGAAGTTGATCTCAACCCTGTAGTAGGTGTCTGTAATGATCGGAACGGATGCGTGCTGATAGACCTTGGTCGGGCTATTTAGCTGCACGGTCTTCTTGGACCCGTCTGAGCGCAGGCTGGCAAAGCTCCAGATCATTACCGGCACTGCCGCCCTAGTAGTGTCCGCCTGATCGTAGATAACAATGTTGCCGGGGACGTTCATTGTTGCCGAGGTGTTGTTCTTGTTTACGTCAATACCGGCGAAGTACGCATCACGGTTAGATAGCTTGATGGTAGAAGGACTGGCAACGCTACCCTCAAAGTACATAGTTCCCGGCGCGCCACCAAGAAAAGGTACAGCACTAGTTGATACCTTGTAAGTAAGCAAGGAGGCGAGCCTTCCTGCCTCATCACGTAGCTCAAACAGGTCGTCGTAGCTGGCAATCTGCCTACCCATTGGGGTAACGCCAGCCCCATTGTTGTAGTACCAGAACTGCATTGAGGGGTTAAACAGCCCCGTCTCGCTTCTAACCCAAGCATCACGCGGGTCAATAACAAGCTCTATGTAGCTACCTCTGTCAGTAACTCCGTCAACCCTGATGCTGGTGTTCCACGATACTTCATTGCCGTCTACCGTGTCAGTGAAGTTAAGCGTGAGGATTGAGTCCTCGTTGTACTTGTACTCGTGTGTATCACCGTTCTTGTCGGTCTTGTGCATCTTAACTGTTGTGGTTAGACGCATCTCGTAGTTGTCGAACGTCATCTCCCCAGCATTAGGGGCGCGTGTTACATTGCCTACTGCGATCAGGGGGCCGTGAGGGGCAAGCTGACCAAGTGGTCCCTGCTCCTCATCAAGGTCAATAGCCTGAAACATCTCCTTGGCACCGCCCACGGTAAGGAGGTTATTGCCGTTATCCTGCTTGCCGTAGTAGTTGATGGCGTCAAGGCCGCTAGAGTTGTGGTAGACCTGCAGTAGCTTGCTGTTGGTGCCCTCGCCGGTTCTGCCTCTTACCTCAAATCCAGCCCCTGATGATGCGTTGCCCTTCTCAACAATGGTGCGTCCATTGAAGGTAACCCTAACCGAGGTATCCTCAACAATGTTCTTTGAGCTGCCTTTAAAGCGAATGTGGTCAACGCTGTGCAGACCCTTGCTACTAAGGTCTACGTCTTTATCGAACTGAAACCAGCCGTTGCTACCCGTAGTCCCATGCCACTCAAGCGTCCCGTAGGCGTTGGAATTGTAGGCATTGCTCATCGTAATCCGAGCGGCGGCATCGGCGGGGGCGCTTTGGTTTCCCTCCACCAGCAGAACGGCTTCGGCATCTTTCTTAACGTTAATCCTCGGCGCTACGAGGGTGCCGGTCATGGTATCGCCAGACTTTTTAACGTAATCGTCCAGGTCTGTGCTTACACCAGTGAACGACCGGAACAGTACGTTCCAGACATCGTTGACCACCCACTCCTGACCTTCTGGGTAAACCTCGGCGTCTGCTACCTTAATCTTTGTCCAAGTGCCTTGGTCTACTGGGTCAGCGACAACGCGTAACCTAGCCAGCGCGTCACCGGGGCCGGACATAAAGAAGTAGCTGTTAGGCTTAACGTCACTCCAGCCAAAGTCGTAACCGCCGAGGTTCTTGTTGTTTGCCCAGATCTCTTTTGTCGTCAGCGGGTCGTAGGTAGATGAAGCCCCGTTCAAAGTCATGCAGGTAAACTGGCCGTTGGAGGTGGGAGCCTGCACAACGGCAAACTTCATCTCACCAGCACTGTTGTCAGTCACCAGCGTGTCTAGGCGATCTCTCAGGTTCTCCGCCAGATCGTCTATCTTGCCCTCAACCGTTCTGAGGTTCACAGCGTCGGCGTCTACCTGTGGGTCAGCCAAGCCAGAGATGCGGTTGTTCTTCATCCACATTCTGTGGTGGATTTCTACGCCGTTGTCTGCGTTCTTCTCATGGATCTGGTTTACCTTGATGGGGCCGTTGAACGAGGTGTCCTCGTGCCCAACGTAAACACGGTCACGGGTTGTCCCTAAGCGGAGCGCGCTGCTGTCGCTGTTGGTGAATATCCCAAGGGTATTGATGCGCCTTGAATCTCTGGACGCTGTTCCGGGGGCAATCCTGACATCAAACGGACCAATCATGTGGTCGCCGGTTGGGCTCTCCTTCTGGACGTACTTGTCCTCCGCCTCGGTCGCGTGGTCCTCAACTAGGTCATCGACATAACCCTTGTTAATAAGGTGCATATCATTGTTGAGGTTATAGTTGGCGTTGTACTTGACCGGCGTGTAGGCAATGGCCTCGTCAGTGCCGAGCAGCAGCTTGTCAGCGCCGTAGCGGCCCAAGTGCAGGTTACTGTTCTGCCCAGAGTCAAGGCGGGTTGTATTGACCTCGTTGGCTGTGACCGTGTCTTTAACATCCAGCGGGCCGGTCATTGTGTCGCCGGTCACGTTGACGTAGCGCTCATCAAGCGCCGTCAGCTCATCCTCAGTCACGTCATAGCGGATGAATAGCTGGCACTCTTTGTTATCCTCCAGCGCATCGCCCTGAACGTCCTCAAAGGAGCAGTGAAAGGTCGTGGTGTTGGTAACCCAAGGGTATCCGACCAACTTCATCTTCTGGGACTTAGATCCCTGCCGGATCTCAAACCAGAAGCCAACGCCATCGTCATTCCACTTATCAAGAATGGACTGACCACCGTCCGTCATCCACACCTTAAGCTCTTGGTTTGGATTTGTGGTGCAGTCAGCGGGGTCCAAGTGCCACAGCGTCAGGATGCCCTCAGTAGCGGAGCCAGTGGGCCGTGATCCAGTTGAGCGGAGGGTCAGGATCGGGTTCTGATTGCTGCCGGTGTCAATCTCTTCCCAGAGTATGCCGCCGTTGCTACCGCCAGAGTCACCGCCTGGGCGCGAATCTAAATCTTGCAAGCACTCCCAGAAAAATCTGTTGACCTTTAGCTGGTCAGTTAGGTTATCAAGCTCATCAGGCGTAGGAGCAAAGCGCCCTTTTGAATCCCTGAACATAATGGTGGGGTTGGTTTCTACTAGGTCCGTGGTTAAGACCTCCCACTCCCTTCCAACGCCGCCGGGCTGTTCTCTATAGGTCAACCACTGGCCTGTCCGCTTACCTGGCGTTGGCCTTTTTACATATTCAGAAAGGTCGGTGCTGCCACCGCCGCCACCGCCACCGCCACCGCCACCAGACGTAAGCATGGCCCAGTAATCACCGGACTTAACGTCCTTAGCCAACTGACCGTGGGGCAGGATTCCGGTAGACGCCTGCTTGGCAACGTAAAGCGATTGGCTGAAATTAACCAAGTCACCCGCTTGGTAGGTAACGCTGGGCGTATAACCACCCCTGAAAAACCGGACAGGTGTAGCTTGCTGGTCGGTTAGGTGCTGCTGGAATGTCTCCCACAAAGACTTGAACTGATTGTCCAAGGCTTTAATAGCCTCGTCAGTGTGGGCCTCTGATACGCTCTTGGTGACTTCTACAGTCGCCTCAAGGAATGGGGCAAGGTCTACAGCGTGTTCCTGCAATCCCTCTTCACTACGGATAACAGCAACCAGGTTAGTACCTTTGATTTCAAGCGCGTCAAAGGTAGCGCCGTCCTTGCCGTCTTGACCGTCCTTGCCGTCCTTGCCTGCTGCGCCCTTCTCGCCCTTCTTGCCCTCTGGCCCTCTGCCAGCAATCAGCCTAGCTTCTGCGCCGTCATGCAGAAACAGGCCAAAACCTTTAATGAACAGGTCACCCGCTACATACTCTTTTTCAGCGTCAAACGTCCCTGTAAGTCGGAAGCCAGACGTTCCGACCCGCTCCCAATCCTCTGAATCAACGCCTTCACTGGTGTCTCTAACCGCTTTATAAACCTGCCCAAAGTGAGCCTGTACAATGGAACCCTCACGGTATACACCCGACTCATAAACCGGAGCGTCAAGACCAACGCCATCAACACCCTTTTCTCCGGTGTCACCTTTTGCACCGTCTTGACCGTCAACACCGTCCTTCCCATCAATGCCGTCCCTGCCGTTTTCCGGTATGGGTCTTGCGTGAATCTCGTCAACACGCTTAACAACCTCCGAAAGCCCCTGAGATAAAGGCTCAACAGAATCATGCACGAACTCATTAATGGCATCCGCAATGCCTTCAATATCTTCGTCTTTCATTTACGCAACGCCTTGCGAAATCGAGTGATATCTATAGCCCTAGAGGTGACTTCGGGCTGCGGCATAACTGGATCGGGGTCATAGCCAAGCGGAACCATTTGCGCCTGAACAATAGGCTTCTCGCCATTCTCAACCCAGCTAAGGCCCTCTCTTGTTCTCGCCTCGTTGACCGTGTACAGACCGCCCTGTATGGCCTTGGTCAGCCCGTCAATGCGGGCTTGGAAATCTGTACGCAGTAAGCCAGTAACGTCAAAGTCAATAGACTCAGTAGGACGCAAACCAAACAGCCTGCTAAAGCTCTGCTCAAGGTTCTCCAATAAGGAACCCAGCGAGATAGATAGCCAAAGGCTAATTAGCTGTTCAACGTTGTTTAGTGTGCTCGAAGTCATATCCCCAATAACAGGTAGGGGCGTACCGTAGACCCGCGCTATCTCTTCTATGCTCATACGCTGGGCTTCAATTAGCTGGGCGTCTTGGCTACTTATCGCCATCTGCTGCCACTTCAAGCCACCAGACAGGATAGGGACAGCACCCTGGGCAATCTTCTGCGACTGCTTGTACCAAGCCTCCCTAAGACTTTCTAACTGGTCTTTGTTCAATACTTGGTCAGTAGAAAGAACCCCAGAAGGCCGACTCATCTGGGTAAAAAAGGCTGCCTGAGAACCAGCCAAAGAAACATTGATACCCGCCGCCATTGCCGCCGCTTTAATCGGGGACTCGCCAATCAATACATGACGGGGGCAGTACATCCGCAAATGTAAAACATCCCGCGCAGGGACTAGGTAATCAATTTGCTCAGGGACAAAAGGGTTTGACCCTATCGAATAAAACAACTCCCCTTCTGTCACATACGGGGAACAGGTGCGGCTATCCATTCTGTCTAAGCGGATAACCTCACCCCGATCATTACGGGTAGCCAGTGAAAAAGACTCCCCGTCGAAAAATAACTGTGCTACAGCGTTTAATATGTACTGGCTGAAGGTTTCGTAACTGTTAGGTGACCGGAAGATACGCGCAGCGGCACTGCTGTCCACAACCTCAGTCGGGCCATTGCCTACCTTACGCTTATGTAAAGGCTTGCACTGACTGACCGCCCTGGCGTTAGCCATGACAGACGCATAAGCCGCCGGTATCTTTTTGGCGTCAATGTGCGGCATATCCAGATTGCGCTGGTAGCCGTCATCAAGTCGCCCTAATTCATACCAGCCGCCAAGCTCACCCTGACCGTAGAAAGGGCCACGTTGCTCACCCTCCCCAGCCCAAAGCCCTTTAATCTTCGTCAGTAGGCTCATCAGTCTCAACTGTCTCCGGTTCTACAACCTTCTTTTTGCGCCGTCTGACCACTTTCTTCTGAATCTCACCCTTCTGAATGGGTGACAGGTTTGCCGCACCTGTAAGCGGGTTCTGTACTTCGCCGCTAGCAATCAGCCTCAACGCCAATTCTCTATCAGCAATGTTTTGAAATCCGGTCTTACCGTTTAACTCTTCAATCGGCTTATATGCCCAAACAACCATTACAACCTCCTAAAAAATGGGGCGTCATACAGACCGCCCCAGGGAGTGATTAGCTAACCGGCTTAATCAGTACAACTGAGCCGTCACGCAGTTGCGCCCAATCCACCATCCAGACCGTGCGCAGTGCGCTTGAGTAAGTTTGGTACAGGCTTCGGGTCGGAGCGGCCGGAGCGCCAGCGCCATCAACCAAAGGCAGCGGAGTCGTATCTTCCTCATGGATAGACGCAACATCAGAAGCGAGGAAGCGCGGAGCGCCACCAGCAAACACGATATCGGCACAATCCAACAGGTAGATAGCATCAGCCGGACAAGTGGTCGAAGTCACAACCGGAATGCCGATAAGGCTGTTGTTAGCCATCTCGGGGAAAGCCGGTGAACCAACTGCGTTCTGCATCATGGTCAGTGAGAACGCGTTAGCGGGGTGCATTACCCACACTGGGCGTCGGCCCATGTTGTTGTTGGTCATTGCAACGATAGCGGCCTTCAGTGCAGCGATTGCTGTGGCTTGGTCGCCAAGCATTCCAGTACCGTCAACCGTAGTCCCCGCTAGGTTTTCCATGCCTGGAGGCTGGATAGCAGAACCAGCAAAGTCAGACAGGAAAGCGGTGTCCAGCGCAATGGCGGTATCCTCAAGCATCCAGCGACGAATTTCAGCCAGAATGTTGGGCGTAGAACGCTCAAATAATTCCTGGCTAAAATGACCAATTACCCCCAATTTTTTAGGAGTAAGAGTCTGGGTAACCAAACCAGCCCTCTTAACTGGAATGGGGTCGCCTTCGCCAACAAATGCGCCAGCCATGTCAGGCGTAGCCGCTCGGCCTGGGATCTTGATTGAAGCGTTAGAGCCAAAATCAAAACGGGTCAGCGGAAGCTGGGGGATGATTGACTCAGGCTGAAGAAGCTCCATAAAAGCGCCGTAGCCTTCACGCGTCAACTCCGCAGCCCAACCGTCAACATTGGTAAGAGCCGGGTCGACAGCAGCCTTAGTAACAAAGGGGCTGACTGCCTTAACGCGCTCATCATCGCCAAAACGCTTTTCAAGGATATGACCGAAAGGCATTTTGGTAATGTGTGACTCAAGGGTGGCGGCAGCGTTAGCCAGAATCCAATCCATTGGGTCTTGCAACTGACCCTGGCTTGACTTGACTACAGCCGGTGCTGATACAGCCTTAGCCGCCAACGCAGACTCAGCCTTGCGGTAAGTCTCCAGTTGTGCCACAGCCTTCTCAACGGCTTCCGATTGCTCTTCGATAGCAACCAGACCCTCTTCAGACTCTTCAGCTTCATAAGCCTTGGTCAACTCAACCAAGGTATCCTTGGCTTCTGTAGCGGCCTGCTCTGCCGCCAATACTTTATCGGAAATACTCATTTCTTAATCCTCTTGGATTGTATGGATTTACTTGCTTTGGTTACCGCAGCGGCAGCGCGGTCTAAGACGTCAGCTTTCTTTGACTCCAACTGGAACAAGTGTTCCTCGGCATCAAAGGGTTCTGCGTCAAACTGTTTAACAGCCATGATTCCCGCTTGTGCATTAGCTGGGATACTGACTGCTGATAATTCAAAGATTTCATAGGCGGTGAACTTGCGCCCTGTGCGGGTAGGCTCTGACTTGCTGGCCCTAAACCCGATAGACAGACCCCGTAACAGACCTGATTTGATTTGCCTCCACGCCATCTCGACATAGGAAAGGCCCGTGTCCTTCGGTATCTCGGCTTCGATCTCAATGCCATCATCCGTAACGGTTGCCTTGGTAACGTGACCAATGGGGCGTTCGTGGTCGTGCTGGTGTAACAGGGGGAACGGAAGCGTAAAGGTAGCGCCCTTGGGCATTACCTCGTCACCGTCCCTGTCAGCGGCAGGGGTACTAGCAATGCCCGAAATTCTGCGCTGTTCTGTATCAATGGTTTTAAGCTCAAACGTGCTAAAGGCTTTAGATTCCATTTCTCGCTCGCAAATAGTCGCTGAAACGCCCTCGGGGAAGTCATCGGCAATAGTGCGC